CACTCGTTTTCTACAATATTGAATAATTTATCATAGGCAGCATTAACGCGTCGCTTACATATTCCACTTTTATGGTTAGGATTTTCTGCTATTTTCCGATACCATTTCTGGATTTTAAAGGCGGATAAATGTTCTTTATATTTTTTTTCTAAGAATGTGTTTTTTTCTTTTTTAAACTTATTTCTAGATATCCAACTCCAATCCCAAGGGTGCTCAGGATGTCGCTCTACAAAGTCCATCGTGAGATTTTTATTCCGAGACATCCCATACCAATTCCAAGGGCATTTGGGATGTCGCTCTACATAGTCCATCGTGAGATTTTCATTCTGAGAGAGCCCATACCATTCCCAAGACAACTTGGGATGTCGTTCCACATAGTCCATCGTGAGATTTTTATTCCGAGACATCCCAGGCCAATCCCAACGGCGTTTGGGATGTCGTTCTACAAAGTCCATCGTGAGCTTGGGATTACATGATATTCCAATCCAATCCCAATGGTGCTCGGGATGTCGCTCTACAAAGTCCATTGTAAGACTGTGATTACGAGATATCCAAAACCAATTCCAATGCAGCTCGGGATGTTGCTCTACATACTCCATTGTGATATTTTCATTCCAAGATATCCAACACCAATCCCAAGGCAGCTCTGGATGTTGCTCTACATACTCCATCGTAAGATTTTTATTACGAGATATCCCAGACCAATCCCAACGGCGTTCGGGATGTCGCTCCACATAGTCCATCGTGAGATTTATATTTTGAGATATCCCAGACCAATTCCAAGGCAATTCAGGATGTCGTTCTACATAGTCCATTGTAAGATTTTTATTCCAAGAAATCCCATCCCAATTCCAAGGGTGTTCATGATGTCGCTCTACATAGTCTATCATGAGATTTTTATTCTGAGATATCCCAGTCCAATTCCAAGGCAATTCGGGATGTCGCTCTACAAAGTCCATTGTAAGATTTTTATTACGAGATATATCATCCCAATTCCAAGGCAATTCGGGATGTTGCGTTATATAGTCCATCCATTTGTCACACCAAACTTGGTTTAGTTGCTTATTCACCCCTTGAGTGCGTTTTTTAATAGCAGATAAAATCATTTCTATTATAATATAAATTAATTATTAAATTAGTATATTTTTCAATTTTAATTAAAATATTATTTAGATATTTTACACCTTTGCATATGTTATCACTTATTTTATTTAACGATAACATAATCAATCTATTTAATCTTCTCCAAAACTTGTACTCATACCTACTTTATATTTACCATCAATAAACCAATGAGGAAAATCTTTAGGCAATTTAGAAAAGAATTCTCTCGGTGTGTAAATAGTATTTATAGATATTCTCATATCATTTATACCACCTAATGAATGAACACCTGCTTGTGTAAATAACATATTACTAATATCTTTTTTTAGTCTAAAATTATATACTAAATCTCCAGTCATTTCAAACATATTGAAAAATTCTTTAGTATTATCATCAACACCTTTTTCTTCTATTTCATTAAGTTTTGTAAATATATTAATATTATATAAGTCGTCATTCATATCTAGAACACCCTCTTCACAATTTTTACATGTAAACCAATGTAAATATGTTTTAATTTCATTAATAATATTTCCTTTCTTATGTCTTTTTATTAAATAATTTGAAATTTCTCTAATACTTTTTACATATGAATAACTTTCTATATTTACATAGCTTTTTGCTCTAGCAATATCTTCCATTAACTCTTCTAAAGCAGATATTATATAAGGAAACCATATTGATCGGCGTTCTTTATCTGATATGATAAATCGAAATTGAGGTGCATCTTCTCCAGAAATATATATTAAGTCCATTGTTATATTAAATATATAAAAATATAATTTTTATATATTTAATATCAATTTTTATTTTCTCGAAAACAAGTTATGATTCATAAAGTTAGATTTTTTTCAAAAAATCTAACTATGAATCAATTTTTATTTGTATCGAGTCAAATTGTCAAATGCGACGCATTTGACAATTTAATCATAGTATCGCCATAGGCGATACTATGGTCTTAGCAAAGCTAAGACTCTATTCCAAGTAAAGTAGCATAGACATCTTACGAAGAATGCAAAGCATTCTTCGGATGTCTATCAATTTTTATTTTCGGGATATAATATTTTATTTAGGTGAATTCCATGTTCTCTTACAATTATAACAACTTTGACTTTTATTTCCATCATTTGTTGTTGATATTTGTGGATCATTACAACCACATTGAAATATAGGATAAATTGTAATAAACGTATTTGGTTTATCAGTTTCTTTAAATCGGGGTAATCTCTTATCTAACCATCCACTTTTAGTTTCTTTCGTATTAAACTCAGCATAATTCATTTATATATTTATATATTTATATATTTATATATTTATATATTTATATCTTTATATATTTATATATTTATATCTTTATATATTTATATAAATATATAATAACTTTTATAATTAATGTTCACTAAATTTATCATAGAAACTAAACCAAATATATTTGAAGAATTGAATAAAAATATTGAATTTGAAGATATAATAAATGGGAGGAAAGGTGCTGTAATAGCAGATTGTAAAAATAATTTAATTCCAATAGTTAGAACAACCAGTACCTATACTAAACCAATCCAGCAATTCTTACCAATTCATTATGATATTATTGAAAATATAAAAAAAATATCAAAATGCAATAATTTAGAATTGAATAATGCATTGATAGAAATATATGATTCCAGTTATTCCACAATGAAATATCATAGTGATATGTCGTTAGATTTAGCACCCGATTCCTATATATGTATATTTTCATATTATAATAATTATAATAATATATCAGATATAAGAAAACTTAAAATTAAAAATAAAATTACCGAAGAATGTTCGGAAATTTTATTAGAACACAATTCCGTTGTTATGTTTAATCAAAATACCAATAGTAAATATTTGCACAAGATTGTACTAGAACAGAATACTATTACACCTTTTTCAAGGTGCAATAATCTATGGCAAGGAATAACATTCCGTTTATCGAAAACATTTATTAAATTTATAGATGAAACTCCATATTTTATATCCTCAGATATTTTTCAACTAGTTGCGTTAACACTTGCAAATACAAAAGAGAAACAAGAATTTTATCGGTGTAAAGGTCAAGAAAATTTGAAAAGCGATTATTGTTATCCTGAAATAAATTATACTATTAGTACGTTAATAAATCCTTGATTTTTTAACAAGTAATATGTTATAATATACAAATAAAAAATAATAGATATAATCATCTTTTTAATCCTGTTGTAACATATATTGAACAAATAAAAATTGATTTTTTATATATATAAATATAGTTATATATAATATAACTAACAACAATGATTTCATATGTTATTAAAAAACGCACGCAGAATATCAATACTATATTAAAGGAAAGATGGTGTGAAAAATGGATGGAGTTTATATTAAATAGATTATCATTGAAAAAGTGGTCTGAAATTTCAAAAAATTCAAATCTCACTATGGAGTTTATAAAAAATCATACAGATTATCTATGGGATTGGTCTGAAATTTCTTATAATAAAAATCTTACGATGGAGTTTATTATAAAAAATATGGATAAACCATGGGATTGGTATGGCATTTCTTGGAATAAAAATATTACTATGGAGTTTATCAAAGAAAATATAAATTTACCATGGGATTGGATTGGATTGTCTCACCATGATAATATCACACATGAGTTTTTACTATGTAACATAAATTTACCATGGGATTGGAATGCAATATCATGTCATCCAAAAATCACTATGGAGTTTATAATAAAAAATATAAATTTACCATGGAATTGGATTTATATTTCTAGAAAACCAAATCTCACACTAGAGTTTATAACAGAAAATATAAATTTACCATGGAGTTGGAAGCAAATTTCAGGCCATTCTTGTCTCACATTAGATTTTCTAAAAACACACATAGGGAAATCTTGGGATTGGAGTGTAATTTCTTGGAATGCATGTATTACAATGGAGTTTATAAAAAATAATATGACACTGCGTTGGGATTATAGTATGATTTCTCTAAATATAAATCTCACGATGGAATTTATACAAAATAATATGACGATGCGTTGGGATTGGAATATGATTTCAAGAAATCCACTGATTTATAAAGAAAATGGTTTAAAAATGGAGTTTATAAAACAACATCTCGAATTGAATTGGAATTGGGAGGGAATTTCTCAAAATGCTAATCTTACATTAGAGTTTATAATAAATAATCCAAAGCTACCTTGGAATTGGGATGCAATTTCTTGGAACAAGAATTTTACTATAGAGTGTGCAATAAAGTATCCTATAATGCCTTGGAATTGGGATAGAATTGCAAAAAATGCAACTATTACAATGGATTTTTTACTATGCAATATAGAAAATAATATGATACAATGGGATTGGAATGCAATTGCCAGAAATACATTTATAAAAGACGAAAATGAATTTATATTACAAAATTATAAGGAGCATTTGGCAGCATTTAAAATCCAACAATGGTTTTATTCTATTAAATTAAATCCATTGTATAAATTTTGTAGGAAACGGATTAATAATTTTCATGATAAAAATTTCATACAAATTATACAAGTGGTTTAGTGTAATCACCGTCATTAAAACTAGAATAAATCTTATCATAACAGATTACATCAGTTGATATATTTTCTTTATAATATAAATTTTTAATTTTCTTAGAATCATCATCAGTCATTGGTTCCAATTTAATATAATTATCATCTTCTTCTATAAATGTCATTTCATCTTTAAAAACAGCTTTTGTTTTGGAACATCTGATTACATAACCCATTCTAGTTGGAATTTTATTTATTGATAAAATAGATGGCATAATTTCATGTGTATATAATCTATTGGTAGATAATGGGATTAAAAATACTGAATTAGGATATAGTGTTATATCAAATTGTTTTTCTAGCTTATCTGTTAGTTGAACAAAATTTGCACTTTCCTTCAATCTAAAACGCAATCTAGTTAGAATACTGGTATCATTATAACAATAATCAAACAAATCAGATGATGACTTCTTATTAAATAGATTAGAATTTCCCGAGTCTACAATTACTGGTAATCGGGTATTTTCATAAAAGGTTGTAAAGGCAATCAATCCATTTCTTGGCATATCTTTAGTTTTATCAGAATGTTCTTTAATTTTTGCCTTCTTCTCAACAGTTTTAGTGTTATTACACACAATATTATTTTCATATATTTGTGCAAGTACATGATTTAATATTGCACCATTTGAGAAAAAATGTTTGCTCAAATTATTTACAGTATCAATAATTTCATTATCTGTATTTCTAAAATTCTCAGTGGGTCCTCTCAAATTTGTAGAACACCTCAGTAGATTAAATGAAGTTACGTTATTATTTTCTTCCACTTTGGACATATATAATCCTTTTCTAAAAGCATTACCCACTTTATTAGATTCAGTTAGTGTTTGAAAATGGTGATCATTACTAATATCATTAAAATAGTCTTTACTGTCATCAAAAACATTTCTAAAGTAAACCCCTGTATTATGAATATTTATTGGCACCATCCCAATATTTATTACCATATATTTCCCAGAATTATATTCGTAATTTTCCGATAGTTCTTTTACAACATAGATTGTTTGATTTTCC